TTATCAATGATATTTCAGATGTTTATACAGACTGGCCATTGGATCAGCAAGCACTGGAAGAATATGTTTATTCTAAGTATGATAATCCAGAGGCTGTTCATCACAACGAAACTAATCGCATAACAGACTCTGAAGGTAATCTAATAGTAAGAGAGGGTCTTGTAGTTCAATCTGGGTGGACCTATGAGTATCTGTATTCTCAGAGTCCTGTTGTCAAAAAAACTCTTACGTTTGCTACTGACACATATGCAGTGACAAACTACGAATATGAAGAGAGACTGAATGATGCAAAAAGAGAGATAGATCTTCTCAAACCACAGTTCCTGCAAGCATTCATTGCAGACTTTGAGGAGATTACCTCATACGAACCCAACTCTGATTTGGAAGATCTAAGAACTAAGAGAACCGCTATCGATCTCGTTAGAAAATATTATTGACAAAAAAAGAGGGGTGGTCAAACCCCTCAAATCGCGTTATTCCTTTTGTAGCGTGTCGCGCACGAAAAGCGACAGAACTATTTAGGAGGACTCCAGAGTTTAGGATTGACTCTACCCTCAGTTTGCTTCATGGTCACAAAATCATGACGATACTCATCCCAATAGTAGTCAAAAATGTCTACTTTTTTGGGAGCAGTTGCAATATCATGCTTGAGATGTCCCCCGTCTCGATATGTAACTATGTAAGCAGTATAAGGGAGAGATCTGTCCTCTCCCTTCGATTCATCACAATCTTGATGAATGATTTTTACTCTTGCTTTCGCCATCAAGCATCAGCCAATCGTTGGAAATAAGAGAGTGACTCATCAAGATCCTCATCTTCGACCTTGCTGGGAGGAGTAAGGGAATTCAGTTCTTCGCGCATTGCCTGGGGGACAGGATTGATGTCACGGGAGTTGAAGTTAGGAGTGAATGAACCACGACCTTCACTTTCATCTTCGAGTTCCTCATCGATGCGAGGTGCTTGCTTCTTCTTGCCGAGGACAAGATCAAGACGTGCCTTGAGTTGATCATAGGACTTGAACTTATCAGGAGAAGTCAGGTCAGCAAGAGAATACTGAGACTTCCAGAGTTTTTCCAGTTTAGCATCATCACCACCCATCAGAGGGGAAGGAGAAGCAAACTCAGACTTGTCGTAATTCCAGTAACCATCGACCTTACGGAGTTTCAGTTTGAAGTCAGCACCTTCCCAGAAGTCGAAGGGATTGACGGGACTCTCATCAGCAAAGGCAGGCTCCATTGCTTCAGTAATCTTGTCGAAGATCTTCTTACCGAACTTATAGAGGAAGACACGACCTTCGTTCTCAGGATTCTTGGGATCCTGAACAACATAGATGTTTGCGTAGTAAGACAGTTTACGCTTCTGCTTACGAACAGTTTCTTTATCTTTATCGCTACCACTGTTCCAGAGTTCACGATTGTACTCAGAAACAGGATCTTTCTGATTCATGGTGGTGAGAGAGTTCTCAATGTACCAACCACCAGGACCTTGGAATGCATGACTCCAGAGTTTTGCCCAAGGGATGTCTTCACCGTCAGGGGCAGGGAGAAATCGAATTACAGCATAACCATTACCAGACACATCCATCTCAGGTTTCCAGATGCGCTCATCAGCGCCTCCGCTTTGTGTGTTCTGGGACTTCTCAAGTTCTTGAGAGAGTTTAGCAAAAATGGATTTGTTGTTTTTCTTGAGATTTGAAAAGGACATTGGATTCGTAGTATTCGTTGTGTGGGTTGCTACTGGATCATCGTAGCACAGTTATTTATCGCTGTCAAGGTGGGTGAAGTTGTACTCCTGTATCATGGCAAACAATCTGAGTTTCATGATTCTCAGATATTCTTGCTCATCCAAAGGACGCCGTGGATAACCTGGCCATGTTTCGTAAGAATAGCAGATGTGATTATACATTATGCGAAGTTCATTGATTCCAAGCTTCACTTCACATCGCCATTCGTCGTCAGGAGTATTGTTTTCCATTAGGAAACTTCCACCGATCTTCTCATGCTTTTGATAATTCGATCCATGTTATCAAAGAGTTCTTCAAAAGATACTTTCTCATCAATACCAAGGGAACTTGCAGTTGCCCTCATTTTAGCAAGCATCTCGTTAGCCTGTGGGTCATCACAGAGTTTGAGTCTAGCATGAAGAATTCTTTGTTTATCAAGAAGTTTTTGCATCAAATCAATGTGATCGATTCTTTCTTCTTGATTCATAATCATATATCTAGCAGAGGCTAGATAAATTTCCTTTTGCAGTTCCATGACTGCTTTGATTTCGTTTTGTACTATTTCTGAGTCGAAAAAACTCATGTGACCTTTCCTTTTACTATTTGTACGAATTTGTCAATCTCCACCTGTACAAAAGGTTCATATTGTTCAATCTTTGTAGAGACCGATTCCCATATAGGATCTTGGAGGACTTTATCGTAGTCTTTTTTGAATCTAAAAATTTTGTTTAGAATGACAAGAGTTTCAATACAGACTTTTCCAGAAAGGTACTTCCTCAAAATGATTGGATGTGAATTCTTTTTACAAGTAAGTGCTTCATCAACACCCACTTCAAAAATCTCATCAACTTCATTAGAAAAGTTATAGGTCAAATTCCTATTTCTTTTTCTCCACGAAATAAAATTTTCTTCACCATCTTTCACAATAGATCGAATCCAGAGTTTGGAAGGATCATCTGATGCTATGAAATTGGAAACAAAAAACTCACGTATCTCAGTGTCGTTTCTTTTCCTAGACATAGCTTCGAAGAAGTATCTATCCTTCCTCATTTTGAAAGAATCTTCTCTTACGCTGGTTTTGCCATTGTATTTGAAGTAATCATAACAACCTGATGAAAAATGGTTTTTGAGTGCAAGATATGTTTGAAAACACTGAAAACCAGTCATCTTCATAGTGGCAGTTTAGCTCGCGATGTTTTTTTCAGAAAGTTGAGGTTGATTGCTTCACACTTCAACTTCTCTTTGAGGGGTTTTGAAATTAGTTTAGAGACTTTTTCAATTTCAATTTCATTTTCTTCACAATAGAAAACTACTGCATCAATGTAATTGAAATCTCTTTCGTCTTTCACAAGTTGTTCAATATCTTTACTGAACTTTTCTTGTGTCATAAACTTTTTTTCGATTAGATTTTCTAAATCTTTTTCATTTGCCATTATGGAAAGTAACATATTCCTCTACGTAGTCCTTCAATAGTTTCATGTATCTAATTTTATCATATTTTTCATAAACAACAACGTCACCATCCTCGCAAGTCATAATAATTACAACTTTTTTGATAGGAATGTTGGTGCGTTCAAAATACATCATCCCATATGCCATGCATTGAACAAAATAGTGTTCAATCCACTTCTCGGGTTTCTCTTTTTCTGCTGTTTTGAAATCAATGACTGCCAATTCTCCATTATACTCAGCAATACAATCAACTTGACCTGCAAGGCATAATTCGTCACTATACAGAGAACCTTCCAGAAGGTGAATGTTATTGATGTTGTTGAGAATTGGTTTTGCTTGTTTGAACAAAAATGAAGGAAGAGGACCAACCTTAGGAAGATCCTCATTCTTCAGATAGTGTTCAATTAGGAGGTGGGTGTCAGTTCCCCTTCGTGTAGATCTTTGAGTCTTGCGATTAGCTTCCTCGTTTCCGACTCTTTTTCGCCAATCAGCAAAGATCTTACGATTCTTGAACGAGGTAACAGTAGTAATCGAAGGGTATTTGTTATTTTCTGGTGTGACGTAATAACGTACATCACCTTCCTGTAATCTATTTAGGTCATAGGAAGGTGTATCAATATGAGTGAAAATCATAAACCAAGTTGAGTTTTATTAATAATGTAATTACGCACAAGTCCAGAACGGACAATATCATCAATACCAAATTCAACCAGTTGGAAATCGTCAGTCATGACTTTTAGAATTTTCATGAAATCATGAATGCCGTTGCGTTCGTTGGTTTTTACAAGATCAGATTGAATTGCATCACCACAGAACATGATCTTAGAATTTTCACCAACACGGGTAACGATAGAATCTAGTTCATGGAAATTCAGGTTCTGACATTCGTCAACAATGATAATGGAGTTGTCAAATGTAGTACCACGAATAAACGACGTGCTCCAGAAACTAATTGTTTCTTGCTGCTTTAGATTTCCATAAAGCATCTCAAAGTCTGCATCATTGGGCATCTGGAACATGTATTTGACCATGTTCTTATAAGGAATCTGATATAGTGCAGATTTATCCTCATGATCTCCAGGCAGGAATCCAATCTCTCTAGTTGCAACCAGAGATCTTACAATGTAAATCTTCTCGTATGGAGTCGTTTCATCCAATACGTCCCTCAGAGCATTATAGAGTGTGATGAACGTTTTACCCGTTCCAGCACATCCATAGGCATAAATGTTTTTCCCATCAGCATACGAATCAAACAGAAATTTTTGATTATCTGTCAATGGTTCAATATCAACCAACATATCTGTGTTGATTGGTTTTTTTCGACGCATTTGTTTTGCAGTCATCGAACTCAGATCAGGGGTTTCCTTCCTAGACTTTCTTGGCATACTAAATTTTCTTTACTCTAGATCCTGGTGCTTGTGAGGCTTTTTGGAGGACTTCATTCCATCCTGGGTTTTTATTGACCAATTTATCTCTCCATTCACCAACGTCTGTTGCCATTGGACAAGTAGAGGGATCAGACCAATCTCTATCCCAATCTGGGTTATCAGTTTTCCACTGATCCCAATCATGAATGCTCATGCTGACTTGCTTTTGCTCGCCAGTAACTCTGTTTTTTACAGGGTATGTTGCCATCTTGATATCCTCACAAATTATTTATTGTGTTCAGTCCAACCCAATGCTTCAGCAACAATGGGGAACTGACCAGCGAAAACACACTGACACTCTTTAGCAATGTCCATATGTTCTTTTTGAGTGCCGTTAGCAGATCTCAGATTGATATAATGAATCCATGATCTGACTGATCCCGACATGTAGATTTTTGTGGGAACGGCGAGAGGAAGCACAAAACGAGCACATTCTTTTGCAATTTGTGCATCAAGCATCTCTTTATAGAGTTTCATTCCCTCATCGAAGTGTCGCCTGATCTTGATCTCGAATTCCTGACGGGTAAAGGGATCAATGTCATCGATTGAGTTTTGTCTGTTCTTAGTGTCTTGGCGACGTAGATCAGGGACAGGAATAGTGTCCCCAAGTAAAGAGCTGTCAGCATAGCGTTGTGAAAATTCTTGATATGTAAATGAACGGTGGCGCAGTATTTGAGCTGCCAGTCCCCTGGTAGTCTCGATCTCAAGAGTCATGAATGCCTGCTCAAAGACAGACCAGTGACCATGTTCAATGCAATACTTCAGAAGTCCCGCTACCTTCGGGTTCTCCTGATTCGATGGGTTGCTCACTCTCGCTACGTACCCCATCGTCTTCTCCGCTTCTGGAGTCACTGATATCAGGCGTACTGATCCATTTTGTTGCTTCATTCTTAAATCCTTTACTCATCAGTTCACGTTTACGCTTGAGACCTTCCTTTGCTACACGAAGTTGCAATTTCATGTAGTGGATCTCTTCATCAGTATACAGCATCGGGTTCTTTTCTGCAAGTTTGATTGCTTTCTTTGCTGCTTTGATGGTGTCTTTGAATCTCATTTTATTTCTTCTAGGTATTGGAGAAATGCCTCTTCAGCACCTTCCGTGGTCTTATTGCCCTGAGATACCCAGTCATGGCAGAATTCATACATATACTTTTGATGCCTCAAATCGAAATACTTCTTTCTCAAGGCAAGAAAAACTTCTGCACGAAGAATCATACGTTCATCACTGTATCTCCAGTCAGTCTGGGTATCCATCATCATCTCCTTCGTCATAGTTGAATCCGAATTTTGGTCCACCTTGCTGCAACTGAATTTTGTATGCTTCAGGGTCTGAATAAACCTCACTTTCTAACGCATTTGTGAGAGACTTGAGGTTCTTGACGATTAGTTTGAGTTTCTCTCTATCCATTTATTTATGGTAAGGTGTGCCCATCATAACACAAAAAAAGAGGGGTGTAAACCCCTCATCTTTCGACTTTCCAGTTTTGCTTGCCTCTGGATTTTAGATCAACCCACTTGGCATAATGTACACCACGATAGGTCAAAAATCCAAAGACTTTATCTGGATCGTGTTTTTCTGGATCGTATACTGGAAGGTCATATAGAAATTTGACCTTCAGCATTTACATGTCCTCAACCTTGAATTTTATTCAAGAGAACCAGTTCACCGTAAAGTAAACCGATAAATGCTGCAGAGAACAGTGAACCGAGCGCAGCGATTTGAAGTGCTAACATGGCAACCTCACTTGTTATAAGTGTGACCGCGATAGCAGAAAGTACCGTGTACTTCTTCTGCTCCTTGTTGGCACTCGTAGCGAACACCACGATAAGTGGTCATCGCAATTTGTGCGTCGTGGAGTGCAGATGCTTTTTGAATCTGCTTTTTGATGAGAGTAAGTGTGTTCATTGTACTGAAATACTAGGGTGAATAAACTCCCGTTCCTTCAGTCGTTTGCGTCCCAATAAAACTCACACTCTGGTGCTGAGTCCTTAATGGTCTCAACCAACTCAATCTTGATTGTATCATCAAGATATTTGTTTGTCTTAATCTTCAGCATTAATGCATCGGATTGTTGACATGTGAGTGTTGAATACAAAAGTAATTCAAACATGGGATGAACGCTCCGTTCCGCGACTTACTTGCGTCCTAAATCAACATCTGATCACATTGACCTTCCACCTTACTTCTAAGGTAAC